CATGTCGGGTCTCCTGTCGGGTTACTTGGCGTCTTTGGCAGAGGACCACGGTCCCCAGCCCTTGCCGTGCTTTTCCAGACCGTAGTTGTAGATGGCGAGTGCGGCGCGGATGTTTAGGGTTGCGTTGTAGAGGTCGTCGCAGCTGTCGAGGACGCCCTGCTCCTGCAGCCAGCCGATCTTGGTGTACCGGTTCGGGAGGCACCAGAACTGGTTGATCTGGAAGAGGCCGATCGAGCCGCCGTTCGGGTCGAGTTCGTTGAGCACCCATGGGTAGCAGCGGGACTCGCGCCAGGCGATCTCGGTGGCGTAGGCGAGCTCCGAGGCCGGCCAGCCGTTCTTCAGCAGCAGGCGGGTGACGTCGCCGCAGTGCTGGATCGTGTTGTCCAGGTACTCGGTCGTGGTCGGGGGCCGGGGCACCGTGGTCGGCGGGGCTGGTCTGGCGGGCACCTCCAGAACGGCCTCAGAGGCCTCAAAACTGCGTTCTGGGAGGGGTGGAAGGGCGGTCAGCAGTCCTAGGGCGGTAAGGACGCTAGCCACGATCCTGAATGCGACTGTCTCCATAGTTGGCAACCTCCATCGGGTAGGGCACGCCCCAGCCGCCGTCTGCTTCCTGCAGAAAGAGCTGGGTGTGCGTTATCTGTCCGGTGTTGTTGTCGAAGAAGATCTGCACCATGATGCCGCGGCCACGCTCGAGCCGTGTGACGAGTCGCAAGTAGCGCGCCACCCTGATGCCTCCCACTTCGCCTTTCATCGGTACCAGCCACCCTAGCGGGGTGGTGTCCGGTCAGCGGGGGATCTCTGGGAAGATCTGGGAGAAGGCTCGACGTACCGTGGGGGCGGAACCGGCGAACATGGGGCTGATCTCGATGTGGTACCAGTCCGAGGTTTTCTGCCCGCCGCCCCAAACGGTGCCTTCCTTGTAGGGCGCCCAGGCTTGCCGGTCGCAACGCCAGCCGCGGCCGAAGGCGCCGCCCTCGTTGTAGGCGTAGTCAATGATGAGCTCTACGCCGAGGTCGTTGGCGTGAAGCACGACCCGGTCGAGCCAATCAAGGGTGGCGGCCCTGCCCGACGGGTTGTTCGGATGGTGGGCACGCTTCCGGTAGGACAGGTCGACGGCGCGGCCGGTGGCGTGGACGCTCATGTCCTTCTTGCCGCGCATTTCACGGACGCCATAGGCGCCGTTGTTCCAGAGGGCGTTGTACGAGGTGCGCCGTGCCTCGTTGATCCACTGCTGAAGGCCGCCCTTGATGCCGGGGGCGATGCCGTCGAAGCCGGTGTACCGCTTCGAGAAGGGGACGCTAGGAAGCGCTGGTGCTGCCACGGCCGAAGGCTGGGTCGTTCGGGTTCAGCCACCGGAGCAGCGGTGGCACGACGGCGGCGAGGCCGGCTGCGAAGAGCTTCTTAGGGTCGGTCTCGCCTGCCAGGTAGAGCGCCAGGACGGCGGCGAGGAAGCTGCGGGCGTATGAGGCCAATAGGCGGCGGTCACGAATGGGCACGATGATCCTCCACATGGGCGTCGAGCTTGCCTTCGATCCTACCGAGCGCCGTTGCGACGACCGCATGGTCGGCATGGTTCTCTTTCTTGGCACGTTGGATCAGTGCGACGAGGACGGAGAAGCCGCCCGCGATGAGGGCGACGATGATGGCGCTGGACACGTCACGACCCGAGCAGCACGCTGATTTCTGCGTCGGTCAACCCGAGATCCTTGAGCTTCGCCAACAGCGCAGTCCGCGCCTTTTCGAGATCTTTGGCGATGGTGTCGGCCTTCTTGAGGATCGGCTTCATGTCGGGGTAGTCGCGGTCGTCGTCGTTGCCGGTCCAGACGGTGCCGTCGGGCTCGATGCTGATCGGCTCGGCGATGTCGAGGGCGTGGCACGCCTTGCGGATTAGGTCGATGTTCACGGGATGATTCCTACCATGAGGGTCCGGTTGACGAAGGTGCCGGTCCCGCCGGTGACGCGGTACTTGGCGGTGAAGGTGTTGGAACCAGCCGTAAGCGTCACCTGGTAGATGGCCGTGCACTGGAGGGTCTGGTCGGCTCCGCCTCGGCTGTCGACGTAGATCGTCGATGCGTCGGCAGCTGCGGTCGTGGTGGCCCCGGATACGGCGAAGCCCATCAGCGCGGCTTGGTTGACGGTGTTGATCGACAGGCGCGCCGTGAGCACGACTAGCGCGGTCGTGCCGGTCGTCAACGTGACCGTTGGGCCGACGGTGGTTAGATCGGTGAACGACGTGCTGGTGGTGGTCTGGGAGGTGGCGACCGTGTTGGAGGTGAACTTGAACGAGTCGAACGACCCGTTGAGCTGGGCTGCCGTCAACACGTTGCCCGCGACGTATGTGGTCAGTGGCATGGCCGTCAGCCTAGGGCGTTGGTGTCGAGGATGCCGTCTTCCAAATCGTCCAAAATCAGGGCGTAGACGATGCTTGTCGGGGAGGTATAGAGGCGGGTGGTCATCCCGTCGTTGAACCTGATGCGGTGCTCGAGTCCCTCGACGGCGAGCTCCTGGGCACGGGTTGTCGGGGTACCGTTGATCTCGACTTTCTTTTGAATGAGAACGGTGTCGCCGATGTCGATGATCGCCACGGTGTCGCGCTGAGCGGCGGTGAGCCTCCCGTAGAAGGTCTCGACGGTGTTGAACCTGAAATCCGGCTCCGGGAACAGCAGGTACGAAGCCAGAGTTGCGGCAGCCGTGTTGTCGTGCAGCAGGCTGTTGTCGATGTAGAGCGACTTGACGAAATACTTGGTTTGCGAGGCTGTGTTGTTGGCGACCTGCTGGCTGCCGCCGGCTGGAGTAACGGCGACCCGGTTGATGATGTCCTCCGCGGCGAACGTGATGCCGAGCTGCCGATAGGGGATGTTTGTGCCGTCGTCGTTGAACGTGGCGGCCGGGGCGGAAAGTGTCGTGCCAATCCGGTTTTCCGACACGAGGGTGCCTTCGCGGTCGACGTAGATCCTGCCGCGTTCCGCGGTGCGGGTGATGTCGTCGAAATATGCCTTGACGTTGGTGCCTTCCGAGATGGCGTAGGACGCGCTGCCGCCGAGCTCGACTGTGCCGGCTGCGATGCTCCTGGCGGCTCCGGACGGGTAGGCGACCTCGGTGCGGTCGAGGATGGCGTTGACGCGGGTGCCGGTGAACTCCTTGGTCGGGTTGTGGCCGGTGAGGAACGTCTGGGCAAGCCGGTACAGGTTGTCGACGCAGAAGACGGTGACCGTGTTGGAGCCTCCGAGCTCGAAGTTGTAGTCGTAGTTGACGATGAAGCCGACAAACAGCAGTTCCGGGTTGTTGGCGTTGTCGTAACGGGTGAAACGCACCAGGCGCCCAGGGGCTAAGCCTGGGGTGTTTGCGACGTCGTCGTAGTAGGGGCTGCTCTCGTCGAACGGTCCGAACACGCCGTCGGCCAGCGTGTCGTCCAGAGTGAAGTTCATGGTGCCCGAGGGGAACGGGTCGTCGGGGTCGCGGCGTCCTCGCATGATCGAGCAGTTGAGGACGCCGTCGGTGATGGAGGCGTAGGCGGTGGTGCCGTCAAGGACGCCTGGCCCGTCGAGCGTGCCCTTGGTGGCGGAGTCCAGGCGGAAGGCGTCGGGACTGAAGCCGATGTCGACCTCGAGGTCGAACTTGCCGGCGTTGGGGACTGTTGCGGTGGGCATTACCGGACGGCGATGTCGGCGGGGCCGGACACGTTGGTGTATTGCTTGATCGCGTCAACGACTGCCGCGCCGATGTCGGCGGAGGTGGCGAGGCCGCCGTTGATGTTGACCGTGAGGTTGCCGCCTTCGCGTGCCCGGACGAACGGGTTGTCGAGGAACGGGTCGATGCCGGTCGGCGTGAACGGGATGGTGACCATGGGGGCGGTGACCGACCGTGCGCGCCCGCCGGACGTGCCGCCAGAGGTGCCGCCGACCGTCCCGATCTGGGGGACGGGGATCGATGCCAAGGATGGGGCGGCGAAGCCTGGACCGGGGCCGGCTGGGGTGGGTGCGACGCCTGGCAGGCCCGGAAGCGTCAGATCGTCCGGTGAGAGCTGCGGGAGGCCGGTGATCCGTGCGATGGCGTTGTAGGCGTCGATCACTGCCAATAGTGGGGCGATGAGGTAGCGGAGCTTGTGCACCAGCCTGCCGACCATCGACTCCGAGTTCTTCAGCGCGTCCGAAAACTTGAACATGGCGGTCGTCGCCGCGATGGTGTACGTGATTGCCAAGACCCACGGGTTGATGTTCATGGCGAAGTTCAG